CAGTGTTTGCTTCCTGGGTGTAAGAACATGACTACCCATAGAGGTGGTTACTGTTGTCCTGAACATAAAGAAATTCATAGGAGGACATACCGCTATGGGGTGTTCTGAAGCAGATCGAATTCACGGAAATAGGTTTGATGAAATTAAAGCACAGGTTATCTTTGATGGTGATTATGTAGCTTTTGTAGCTTCTTGTGCGGTTGAACAAGAGATTGATTGGGGTGATGGAATGTGGACACTCCACAGTGATGTCAATGATGCTATCAGTACATTTGAATCCATGATGTCTTCACAGCTAAAGGCTGTTGAGTCTGAGTTGGAAGTTGATGTTGAAGATATCATTCTTTGTTTCTCTGATCCTAAACATAACTTTAGGAAAGATGTCTACCCTCAGTACAAAGCTAATAGAAAGAGCAAACGTAAACCTGTATGCTACAAAGCATTGAGAGACTATCTCAGTGAAACGTATAGTATAGTTGAGTTCCCTACGCTTGAAGGTGATGATGCTTGCGGTATCCTTGCTACCTCAGGGGAACTTAGTAACCCTATTATTGTATCAGCGGATAAAGACTTTAAGACTATCCCCGCTACCTTCTTTGATACAGCTAGGGGAACGGCAGATACCATTGATGAGCTAGAAGCTAATTATTGGCATCTCTATCAAACACTCATTGGAGACTCTACGGATGGTTATCCTGGGTGTAAAGGTATTGGCCCTGTAGCTGCAACTAAGCTTCTTGATAAGGCTGTCCAGAAAGGGGATAACCTCTGGGATGTTGTGGTAGCTGCATACAAGAAGGCAGGTTTTGATGAAGAGTATGCATTGGTGCAAGCTAGGTGTGCCTTCATCTTACGTGCTGATTACTATGACAAAGAAACAGGAGTCAAACTGTGGACTCCTAAATAAGGAATACTAATGGGAAAGCAATCTATCAGATCAAAGATCGTAACTAAAAGAACCTATGCAAGACCTATTGAGGGTAACTTACTTGAGTCCTCAGAGGTACTAGAAACATGGGAACAGATAGTTGATCGGGTGGTTGCACATCAAGCATGGCTTTGGGAACGGGCTAGGGGTGTTAACCTTGGCTCTAACCAGTGGGCTGAGTTGGAAGACCTTAGGGGTATCCTCCTGGCTAGAGAAGCGTCTGTTAGTGGGCGCACTCTCTGGTTAGGAGGTACCTCTATTTCCAAACGCAGGGAAGCCTCTATGTTTAATTGTGCATATCTCCATACTGAAACAATTGCAGATGTAGTTGATGCAATTTGGCTTTTGATGCAGGGATGCGGTGTAGGGTTCACTCCTAAGGTTGGTACCCTAAGCGGTTTTTCCAATCCGGTGCCTACAGTGACCGTCATACGAAGCGACAGAACACTCTCTCAGTGGCTCCAGGGAGAAAGAGGTAACGACGCTAACGTGACCGACTACGACCCCGCTACGGGCGTCTGGCAGCTTCGTATTGGAGACTCAGCGGAAGCGTGGAGTAAGGCTGTTGGTAAGCTCCTGGCCCTCAAGGAGAGGGTTACAGAGATTGTCCTTGACTTCTCTGAGATTCGTGCTGCTGGTGTTAGGTTGAATGGATATGGATGGATATCTTCTGGTGATACCATGTTCTGTAAAGCTATGGTATCTATCATTGATATCCTTAATAGAAAGTCTGGGTTCCTCCTTAATGAGATTGATATCATTGATATTATGAATCATTTGGGAACTATTCTTTCTTCTAGGCGTAGTGCTGAGATTGCATTGGTTCCTTCAAGTTCGACAATGGCTAATGAGTTTGCTCTTATGAAACGTGAGTATTGGGTTAATAACCCTCAGAGAGCACAGTCTAATAACTCACTGCTTTTTGAAACTAAACCCTCTAAGAGTGAACTAGAGCACATCTTTAAGCTTATGGTTGAAGGTGGTGGATGTGAACCTGGATTCATTAACGCAATGGAAGCTAGAAGAAAAGCTCCTTGGTTCTCTGGTGTGAACCCTTGTGCAGAGATTCTTCTTCCTAATAAAGGATTTTGTAATCTTGTTGAGATTGATCTAGCTAAGTTTAAGGATAACCCTAGTAGACTCCATAAGGTAACTAAGATTATTGCTAGGGCTAACTATCGACAGACTTGTGTTGACCTCAGAGATGGTATCCTTCAGGATGCTTGGCACCAGAATAATCAGCATCTTCATCTTTGTGGTGTTGGTGTTACTGGTGTTGCCCAAAGGGATGATATGAGCGAGTACGACATTATGGAGCTTCAGCGAGTAGCTACTTTTGCAGCTTATCAAATGGCTGATGAACTTAGTATGCCTCACCCTAAGAATGTTACTACTATTAAACCTAGTGGCACTATGTCTAAGATTATGGATACTACAGAAGGTATTCATAAGCCTATGGGGAAGTATATTTTTAATAAGATTGTCTTTGGTAATCACGATCCTATGATACCCAAGCTTATGATGGCTGGTTATATGACAGAGAAACACCCAACTAACCATGATGCTACTCTTGTAACTTTTCCTATTGCTTATGATAATATAAGCTTTGAGAAGATGAAGGATAAGAAGTATGGTGAGATTGAATGTAATCTTGAACCAGCTATTGATCAGTTAGAAAGGTACAAGAAATGGCAGAAGAATTGGTGTCACCAGAATGTATCTCAGACTATCTACTATGATGATAGTGAGATCAAACATATTATTGACTGGTTGTTATCTAATTGGGACTGTTATGTTGGTGTATCGTTCCTTAAGAGGTATAACCCTCTACTCAGAGCAGAAGATTTAGGTGCTGCCTATCTTCCACAGACAGTAGTAACTAAAGCTGAATATGATGCTTATGTTAATAAACTTAAGGATGTTGACTTCTCGGAGATAGATGAAAGTATGTCTAATGAGATTGATACAGGTGATGAGTGTGCCACTGGAGCGTGCCCAATTAAATGATCCCTAATAAGGAGGCTAAAACTTGAGAATAAATGTTTACCGAAGGGGAGACTATGAGTAATTATATATCCCCACATGTGAACCGCCCTAAGTCAAAAGTCCCTCAGGATGTTCTTGATTACTTGAATACCACTTTCGATATTCGTATTTTGATAACCAGAGGGGATAAGCATAGTAGGGACACACTTAATGGAATCCAACTTGTTTTAGACGCTATAAACAATATTAACATCGGTACTATGGAGGATTGACTATGGGAGGCGTAGTTAAGGCTATTGGTAGTCTTTTTGGGTTCGATTCGGCCCCTGAGATGCCTGAGCCTAAAATCCCTGCTGCCCCTATTCAGGAGGTTAAGAAAGAACCTACTAGCCCTGAATTGGGCTATACTGAGGGAGCATTGGCAGGTAAGAAGAAGAAGGGTAAATCGTCCCTTAAAATCAGTAAACAGGCAGGTGTCTCTAGTGGTGCAAACATTACCTAAGCTTATTCATTCATTTGTTAATGAAGGTGAAGCTAGGGAGTTAGCCACTTTGTTTTACAACAAGGGACGTGAACTTACTGATAAGAGTTTCTTTAAGAATCTTGGTGACTACCATAAGATTGAGTCACTGTTTATCCTTGGTGCCTCTACATATGAAGACTTTATTTTACCAAGGAATGTTAACGAGTCTACTATTCATTTAGTTAGTTTTAGAGACATAGAAACACATGAGATCAATGGTTTCATGTTGTACACTATAGGATATCCTTGGTGGTCTACTGAAGCTTTATGCGCCTCTGAGTTGGCTGTTATGGCTATTAAAGAGGGTACTGGTGTGGGTAGGGTAGCTGCCAAGTTCTTAAAGACTCTTGTTGATTGTAAGGTAGTAACTGTGGTTGAAACATCCACTGCTATCTTGGATGGTACTCCCATAAGAAACTCTTACCATAAAGTAGGATTCCTAGAGGTACCATCTTTTATTTATCATTTATTGGAGGATAACAAATAATGGCACAGAAGGCTAAAGACAAGCCATTGGAAGGTGCTAAAGTTACCTACGATAAGCTTAAACAGGATAGAGATAATTATACCACAAGGGCTGAAGAAGCTGCTGTCCTTACAATCCCTATGCTCTTTCCAAAAGAGTCTGATGATGGGTCTACTAGTTATGATACCCCTTATCAGTCTATTGGTGCTAGAGGTTTGAATAACCTTGCCTCTAAGCTTATCCTAGCAATCCTTCCGGCTAATCAACCTTTTTATCGTTTATCCGTGGATGCTGAAACTCAGCAAAAGCTTGATTCAGCTACTGATGAAACAGTAAAGACACAGATTGAATATGGTCTAGCTGCTATGGAAACTTCCATGATGAACTATATGGAAACCAACATGTTTAGACCTACATGCTTTGAAGCTATGAAACAACTGTTAGTAGCTGGTAACGCATGTTTATTTATGCCACCTAAAGTTGGTGGAATGAAGCTTTATACTTTAAGGAACTACGTTGTTCTTAGAGATGACCTTGGTAATGTTATTGAGAGTGTTACTCTTGATAAGTATTCCAGGGCTTCTCTTCCTGAAGAATACTCTGCTAATCTTAAGGTAGAGGGTTCTGATAGTGAACAATATAAAGAAGAAGTTGAAGTCTATACTCATATCTATCGAAGAGAAAAGGAATACCTTTCTTATGTAGAGATTGATGGAGAAGTTGTTGCTGGAACAGAATCTAACTTTCCTGTTGATGCTTCCCCTTGGATGTGGCTTAGGTTCACTAAAAGGGACGGAGAGCATTACGGACGTGGATTCGTTGAAGAATACATTGGTGACCTTCAGTCTTATGAGAACCTGTCTAAGTCCATTGTTGATCTCGCTCAAGCCGCAGCTAGGGTGTTCTTCATGGTACAGCCTGGAAGTCTTACTTCTGTTAGACAGTATGAGAAAGCCCGTAATGGTTCCTTTATCCAAGGTAGAGAAGGGGATATTGTAACAGCACAGCTTCAAAAGTCTCAAGACCTCCAAGTTGCTAAACTAGCTGCTGATGATATTAAGGATCGTATTTCATATGTATTCCTTCTTAACTCGGCGGTGCAGAGGTCCGGTGAACGTGTAACGGCAGAAGAGATTAGGTACGTAGCAGGTGAACTTGAGGATACCTTGGGTGGTGTATATTCCATCCTTGCTCAGGAGTTTCAGCTTCCTATGGTACGGCGTGTCTTCAAAGAGATGCAGTCTCGTAACCTCCTTCCCGCAGTTAAGGAAGGAGCTATTGAACCTGTTATCGTCACTGGTCTGGATGCTCTTGGTCGTGGTCATGATCTTACTAAACTTATGACCTTCCTTGAGATTATTCAGGGTATGGGTGAAGCTCTTTACAGTAAGCTTAACCTTGATGACCTTGTGATGCGTGTAGCTATGTCCCTTGGTATCGACGCAAGAGGACTTGTTAAGACAGATGAGCAGATTGCTCAGGAACAACAGCAAGCTATTGCTGCACAAGGAGCTATGGCTGGTACTGAAGCTGCTGCTACCCAGATGGGACAGCAAGCTGGTGCTATGCAAGCTGGTGCTCCTATGTAGTATAGATGTATGCATATGAACATTAGTAGGTAATATTATATGGCAGATAAACAAGTTGGAACTAGTGCTGCTGAAGAATTGTATGGCCCCGGTGCTATCACTGGAAATCTGGATGACCTCGATAATATTGACGTGGAGGTATCCTCCGGTGGTACCCACGTTACTATTAAAGGAGAAGATGAGGAAGGTGAAACTGGTGCAGAGTCTGATAAGGATGTTAAGCCTGATACCGATGGCTCTAACGATAATACAGACGATTCTTCACAAGCGGATGGTAAGGAAGCTACAGATGGTGACGGAGAGAAAGCACCAGAAGTAGAACGACAGGAACTTAAAGATGCAGTAAATGAGCTTGGTACCAATCTTAAAGAGAAAGGTATCGACTTTGAGGCTGCTATTAAGGAACTTGAGGATAATGGTTCTCTCTCGGAGGCTACCTATACCAAGCTTAGTGAAGCTGGTTATAGTAAGACAGTGATTGATGGGTACATCAAAGCTGCTGAGATTGTAGAACGTAACTTTGAAACAGCTATCCATAATCTTGCTGGTAGTGAAGAGAACTATAAGCAGGTTATGGGATGGGCATTCCAGAACGTACCTAAGAACGAACAGGTGGCATATGACGCTGCCCTTGATCGTAATGACTTGGCTACAGCTAAGTTGTACATGGATTCGTTTATTGCCCGTATGGGTTCTTCTTTTGGTACTGGTAGTCCTAGATTGCCTGGAGCACCTAGAACAGCCACAACTGTTGAAGGATACAAAACTAAGGCTGAGTTGTCTAAGGCAACTTCAGATAGACGCTATGGTAGAGATAGAGCCTACACTAAGGAAGTTGAGCAGAAGCTCATGAAAACTAACTGGCTCTAGTCAAGGGAGGTATAATGAATGCTATCCTTACACTTCTTAACCTCATACTTGAGATCGCTAGGCGTATCTTTAGGAAGTACGAAACTGAGAAAGCTCAGGATGAGTATGATGCTATTGATAATGACCCTGCTTCTCAGTTCATGTCTAGGTTTAACGACAATAAGGAAACCAATTCCTCCGTACCCGAATCTACCAAGCGCAACAGTGAATGAGGAAGGTGGTATCTGCCTAGATAAACCAGATACTGCCAAGTTGTTGCATTACATTGAATATCTACGAGAAAATTTTAACTAATATTAATTGGAGTTTATTATATGGCTGCTCAGTCTGTTATTGCTTCCCCCGGTCAGGTACTGTCTAGTGGTGATCGTTGGGCTATCTTTCTGAAAGTGTTTGCTGGTGAGGTGCTTGGTGCCTTCACCCGTATGACTAAGGTGATGGACAAACATCAGGTCCGCACTATTACTAATGGTAAGTCCGCTAGCTTCCCTATTATGGGTCGTGCGGTGGCTAAGTACCTGACCCCTGGTAACAACCTTGATGATCAGCGTACTAAGATTGAACACAACGAGCGGATCATTGCTATTGATGGTCTTCTGACTTCGGATGTGTTTATTACTGATATTGAAGAGGCTATGAACCACTACGATGTGCGTACTGAGTATAGCCGTCAGATGGGTGAGGCTCTGGCTCTTGCTGCTGATGGTGCTGTTCTCGCTGAGGCCGCTAATATCGTTCTGGATACCGCTAATATCCCTGATGGTGCTTCTAAGCCGAAGGGTACTGGTGTTGCTGGTGAGATCGTCACTGGTGCTGCTGCCCAGACCGCTGCCTTTGGTCAGAAGATCATTGAGGGTCTTATGACTGCCCGTGCTACGATGACCACTAACTATGTTCCGGCTTCTGAGCGTTACTTCTTCTGTACTCCTGAAGTGTATACAGCTATTCTGCTTGCTCTGCTTCCTAATGTTGCTAACTACCCGGCTCTGATTGATCTGGAGACTGGTAACATTAAGAACGTGGCTGGCTTTGAGGTTATTGAAGTTCCTCACCTGCTGGATGGTGGTGCTGATGGTAAGCACACCTTTGATGCCTCTCTGGTGACCGCTACGATTACTGGTATTGCTATGCATCGTTCGGCTGTTGGTACTGTTAAGCTGCGTGATCTGGCTATGGAACAGGCTCGTCGGGCTGAGTATCAGGCTGATCAGATCATTGGTAAGTACGCTATGGGTCATGACGGTCTCCGTCCTGAGTCTGTTGTGCTGTTCACTGAACTGGCTATTGCCTAGTCTTATTACTGTATACCCTTGGGGAGTTAGAGGTTATCCTCTGGCTCCCCTTTTTTAGCTAATAATTAGGAGGAACCTTACTAATATGGCTGATTATATTTATTCTAATGATCCTACGTTGGATGCTGTTAATACTATCATTAGTTCCGTAGGGAGTCCTCCTATTAACTCCCTTACTGAACTCACTAATGTTGACGCTATTGATGCCCTTCGTATGCTTAGTAAAGTATCTAGAGATATTCAAGCACAAGGTTGGGCATGGAATCTTCAAGAGAATGTAACACTTACTCCTGATACCTCTAAAAAGATTGTGTACACTAAAGATATCCTTAGGGTTATTGCTAGTGGTAGATACATCAATAGAGGTGGTTATTTCTTTGATCTTGATAATAACACTGATCTTTTTAATTCATCTATTGTATTGACTGAACTGGTCCGTGAGTATCCCTTTGAAGACCTTCCTGAACCTGTTCGTAATTATATTACAGCGGTGACAGCTAGAAACTTTCAGAATGTAAAACTGACCTCACCTGAGATGGATCAGGTGTTAGCACAGAGAGAACAAGAAGCTCTCATTAAGTTTAACAAACTTGAAATTGAAATGGGTCAGTATAACTTGTACGACAATAATGAAACTGTGTCTGGTAATCAGTCCAGATAATATATGGAGGTGTAACTATGGGTTTGATTTCCCAAGCCCTTCCTTCTTTCAAAGGAGGTATATCACAACAGCCTTCACAGCTTAGGTTTCCTGACCAGCTTGAAAGACAGGTTAATGGGTTCTCTGATGAAGTCTTAGGGTTACTTAAGAGACCTCCTAGTGTATTCCTAAAGAAGATGTCTATTCCTAACTTGGACACTAGTAAGATACATGTTATCAATAGGGATGAAAATGAAAAGTATATTATGGTTCTTACCCCTCCTAGTGATTATGTGTTACCTGATCCCACTGATCAAGAAGGTACTCCTATGTCTCTCACCTATGAGTGGACTACTCCTGGAACCTATGAGGTAGAGCTTCCAGAATGGGCGCAGACTTTTGAGTATTGGGTTCTTGGTGGAGGTGGTGAGGGTGGTTTATGCCAGGATAAAGATGTTAATTACTTTACAGATAGAATTACATATGACGAGATGACCCCTGGAGAATCGGGTACTGCTTCTGTTCTAAATATAGGTAATGAAAAAATTGTTTCTGTTGGCGGTGGACAAGGTGGTAGAAATGCTGTTCAGGCTCTAGGAGGTCTCCCTGGAGGTCTTCCTGGGTACTACAAGTATGAGTCTTATTATACAGCACCTACTAGGTATATTAACACCATTTGGGGTACATCTAAGGGATATGGTGGTGGTACCTATACATCGTACAAGCAGAGACACGGTGGTGGTGGTACTGGTGGTTATGTTAAGTCTAAAGTTACTCTCCAGAGAGGTGCTAGAACTGTTTATGTAACTGTTGGTGAAGGTGGTGATAAACCTATCAGCCCTAAGTATCTTGGTAAGAAAGGTGGGCATGGAGCTGTTAAGCTTATTGTAACAGGTGTTGTATACAATGATGACCCAACTGAAACCCCACCGCCTCCTAAGATGGTCAGGGTATTTGACCTTGAAGGTACTGAATATGATGTAACTATCACACCCGAATCTGCTGCTTATTTTAGTGGTCTTACAGGTGCCCCTGAAGAATCTATTAAGGCTGTCACTATTGCTGATTATACTTTCATTCTCAATAAAGAGAAAGAAGTTAGTATGACCACTAAGAAGACACTAGCTTTACCTGTTCAAGCACTTATTTATTGTAAGAATACAGCATACGGAAAGAAACATGAAATACTCCTTAATGGCTCTGCTATCGCTAGTTATACTGTTCCTAATGGCAGTGATCCATCACATTCTACGAGTGCTACTACTACTAATGTTATAGCACAGTTAGCCTCTAACTTGAGTACAGCTTTGTATGATTATGAAGCTGGACAGGATTGGATTCTTCTCACTGGTTATAATGGAACCCCATTCTCTAGCACTGATATTATCACATGTGGTGATGGTTTTGGTAATAACAATATGAAGTGCTTCATGGGTGAGGTTAAGTCAATTAATGATCTCCCTCCTGTGTGTGCTCCTAACTTAAGAATTAGAGTTAAAGGGTATAACACAGAGACTACTGACGACTTCTGGTTGGAGTACAAAGCTGATAAGACTAACTGGGTTGAGGTGGCTGCTCCTGATATTGAAGTAGAGATAGACCCTAACACCATGCCTCAGTCTCTTGTTAGAGAAGCTGATGGAACATTTACTCTTCAGCCTGTAGAGTGGTATGAGAGATTGACAGGTGATGACAATACTAACTCTAAGCCTTCCTTTGTGGACAGAACTATTAATGATATCTTCTTCTTCAGAAATAGGTTAGGGTTCCTCTCTGATGAGAATATTATCTTGTCTAAGTCTAGTGAGTTCTTCCAGTTCTGGTTTGACTCAGCTACTGGTATTATTGATGAAGACCCTATTGATGTTGCAGTGTCTGCTGATGTGAAGAAGAATGCTTCAGTTAATATTCTCCTTGATGCTGTCCCCATGGAGACAGACCTACTTGTGTTTGCTAAGGAAGCTCAGTTCATCCTTAGAGGTGAAGGTGTATTAAGTGCAAAGAACAATAGGGTAGATTATGTTTCAGCTAATGCTTACGATAAATCATGTGCTCCTGTTTCTATTGGTAACGGCATCTATTTTGTATCCAAGCGTGCTATTTATTCTAGTGTGTATAAATATGCCTCTGTTATTGAGTCACCTGAACTTAAACGAGCAGATGATGTAACAGCTCATGTACCTAATTACTTACCTAATGGACTCTTTAGGATGTCTGGTAGTGTGACTGAGGATATCATCTCTATGCTAACTAAGAGTGCTCGTAATAAAGTATTCGTATTTAAGTTCAAAGAGATGAACAATCAGTTTGTACAACAGTCATGGTCAGAATGGGTATTCCCTGAGGACTGGCTGATACACCTTGCAGAGTTCGTTGATGATAGGTTAATGATGTTAGTAACTACCCCTGAAGGTGTTGAACTTCATTACCTTAGACTTGTTGGTAACACAGTTGACTTCCCTGATGCTGAACAGACTAGGTATTTTATTGATCGTAAAGTAGAGTATACAGTTCCTAGTGGTAACTATGATGCAGCTACTAACAAGACATTCTTTAGGTTAGCTGATATTTATGGTTATGATAGTACCCGTATCTGGGGTGATGGAACTTACGATGTGATTACATCTGATGGTCTGTTTAGAGCTATCTTAGAAGAATCTAGAGATGCTATTGATGGTGGATCATTCTACCTATACGGTAACTTTAGTGATCGTGCTGTAGTCATTGGGAGAACACTTACCTTTACTGCTGAACTCTCTAAGTTATACCTTAAGTCAACTAATCAGAATGGTAGTATTATACCATATACTGAAGGTGTTCTGATGCTTAGGTATCTCTGGTTGGATACTACTGATTGTGGACCTTTCTCTGTCTATGTATATCCTGATGGAAAGATTAATGATAATAGTAGGGTATTCTATTATAGGTTCACTCCTAGAATCCTTGGGACAGAAAGCACAGAACTTGGAAGCACAGCTATAGGTAATGAACAGTTCAGGATACCTATTCATGGTCATAACACTAAGACACAGATTGTAATTGAATCTGACTCTCCTACACCCTTTGGCATCACTGGTGGTGGTTGGGAAGGACTATATACAACTAGGGCGAGGAGGATGTAACCTATGTTTCCTATTATAATGGCTGGTGCTGGTGGTCTACTAGGTGCATTCCAAGCTGGAGGTGCCGCAGGTGCCACTAATAAGGCTGCTTTACAGAACTATAAGGCAGCTATTAAGTCCATTAGTATTAACTATAATTATGGTGTTCTCAGGAATATAACTGCTATCAATAGTAATTTTGATGGGGCACGCCGCACTCTTGAGAACCTTACTTATAACTCTAGACAGAATCAATCCACTATTAAGGCTGCTATAGCTGAAACAGGTACTGAGGGTAGATCAACAGAAAAGATTACACAGTCTGTTGAAGCGCATGACCTTAGAACAGAATCCTCTATTAAGGAGAACTCCTCTATTGTCACAGCTAACTATATGAGACAGATGGAAGCTGATAGACTCACTGCTCAGTCTAAGATATCACAGGCTAAACAGACCTACGATAATTCAATTGTATCAGATGAGGAAGCTTTATTCTCTATACTTACTAGTTCCCTTAAAGGAGCTGCTACTGGTTACTCTTTTGGTAGTATGTTTGGTGGTGGAGGTGGAGCAGGAAGTTTCAATGTTGGTGGTGCCCAAGGAACCGCTACCGGAACAGGTGGTGGTTTTAATATGGGAGGTGGACGTGTTTCTGGGTTGTAACGATAATATGTACTGTAAATAAATAAGAGGTGATGATGTATGGCTATTGGAGGTGGTAAGTTTAGTAATACAACTGCTGGTGCCGCTGTTGGTCAGTGGAGGCAGTTCTCCGGGGCTATGCAGCAACTTCAAGAATCCAAAGGGGCTATGACTCAGGTTGTGGCCCCTAAGTTTGAACCTGAGAGGTTTAACCTTGCTGGTTCACTTTTGGATGTCATGGAAGGTGCTAATGACGCCTACGATAATATTAAGAAGGTAGCTGATAAGAATGCCCAGGAGTGGGCTAACGGTAAATCATTCCAAGAAGTAGCTAATGAGATGAAGGAGAATAAAGTACCCTTCCAGTATGATCCATTTGCTATGGCATCCCTGGCCACTATCCAAGGTAGGAATGCTTTCAATATTGGTATGATGGAATTTAACGATAGACTCAAGACTGATGAGTTTATTGATATGTCCCCTGAAGAGATTGATCAGGTCTTCATTGACCACCAGAGGAAAGTAGCTACTGACCTTGGAGAAGCTCATGGTTCCCTTGGGAGTTCTGGAGCATTCCTTAATGGGTTCTGGGTAGACGCCAATAAGACACGAGAGTACGTGTGGAAGACATCTGAGACAGTCAAGGATGACTTCAGGAAGCAACAGGGGCAGATAGCTGCTGAATCACAGATTAATGAACTGTTGGATGGTAGTGTTGATGATCTCCATAATGGACTCACTATGCTTATGCAGAGTGGTGTTGCAGGTAGGATGCCTGAGGATGCAATGAAGGTAGCTAAGAGCACAATTGAAGCTATAGCTAATCATCCTGATGGATTCCTTAAGATTGATCAATTGGCTGATAAGAACGTCCCAGGTCTGAGTGGTGGTATTACTTATAGGATGTTGTTTGGTGATGAAACTATTAATGCTACAAAGGTTAAATCAAATAACATCAGGATGATTCAAGACTTTACTAATAATAAACAGCTTGATGAGCAGATCAGCTCTCTTGTCTTGAATAATGATATTGGTGGTTTGAGAGCACTACAACAGACATTAGCTGATCAAGCAGGTGGTCAGGTTACTAAAGCAACTGAAAAAGTTCAATCAGCTATAGATGCCTATAATAAGAAACTTACTAAGGATGTTGGAAAAGCTACCGCACTTATGAAAGATCAGATTAGAATTGGAACACTAGCTTCTTATACTACATCTCTCCTAGCTGGATTAGCTGATCCTACTACATCACCTGCTGGTAATCAGTTATTTGCTGCTGATGGAACATCTCTAGGTACACCATCACATGAGCATCTTCAGGAGATACTTAGACAACACTTTATGAGTGGTCAATTATCCCCTGATATGGTTGACCGTATGCTTACTGATAAAGATGGACAGAAGATGTTCAAAAGTCTCTTTGGTGAGATAGCTGGTCAGGTTAAGTCTGATATTGAAGCTGTTGCATCGGGATTTAAGACCCCTGATTCTATTAGGGAACCTGATGGGTTAAAGCAGGTACTATCTTACATCAATAATGATCCTAGGAAAGTCTCTGGTATTGTGGATTATGAACAAGCGGACGCCTTGGACATCATTGGGTTTATGGCTAGTGGTGGTACTTTTGGTGAGTATGTTAATGCTTCTGCTATGTTTAAGAAGAAGAGTGTCAGAGAGAGATTTGACCTTGAACTCCCTATTAAAACACGTACCGCAGAGGAAGATAACTCAGCTTATGAAACATTGTTTATTAGAAGACTTGCTCTTGTTAAATTAGCGTCTGGTAAAGATTCTGCTACAGCTATTAAAGAAGCCAAACATGACTTCAAAGCAACACACCAACAATTTACTTATCAGTCCCCTCATAAAGACAAGGGGCTGATTTGGGATAGCTCTAGAGATGAAGTAGAAACTTATATACCTACATCTTTCTATCAACAGTTCCCACCTGAGATGAGTATTGATGATGTCAATAAATCTCTTACTGACTTCATTGCTAGTATTGAAGCTAAGTTTGAAGAGAAAGATTTATACTTTGAATATGATCCTTTGTCTAAGGGTGTTCGCGTATATGAACCTGGGATTATTAATGGATCATATCTCTTCACTAAAGACTCTATTGTATCAACAACAAATAATACTAACTAATAGGCTAGAAGCCGAGGAGTTAATGTAATGCCTTATGATCCCACACAGCCGTCTGATTATGATGCTTATATCAAAGAGATGGCAGATGAATTCGATATTCCACATGATTCTTTTAGGAAGCTCTTATTTACTGAGTCTTCTTTCAATCCTAATGCAGTATCACCTGCTGGTGCTAAAGGTATAGCTCAGTTCATGCCTAAGACTGGTGCTTCCTATGGGTTGAACACTGATGAAGATTTCTTCAATCCTACTAAATCTATTCAAGCTGCGGCTAATTACCTGTCTGATCTCAAAGGGCAGTATAAAGGTAATTGGGCGGCTGCTGTGGCTCATTACAATGGTGGTACCTCTCAGGGAAAGTTGGTAGCGTCAGGTCAGAAGCCTACCAAAGAAGAGACTTTGAATTATGTTGATAAGATTGGTGTATTTACTGAGAGTGTTCAACAGGAACCTTCTGCTATTACCTCTTCTAGGGATATAATTAATTCAAACGTACAGGGGGTATATGAGGAAGCAGGTATTGAATATTCCCCTGCTTCTTCTGTAAATGACCTCCCATATGACCGTGATCTCTTCAAACGTAATAACGTGTTTGATACTGCTATTGGTAGTGTTCGTAGTGAGAAAGAAATTGCTAACGAAGCTGTTAACATACTTGATTCAGTTAGACTTAATTCAACGCTTGGAACGTGGGTTGATCTCGCTGCGATGCGCCTTGCTAGATATAGTGTTGATGGTGATTACTTTGGTAGGAACACTAAACTATATAGACCCACACCATCTGACCTTGATCTTTTGACACAGAAGTATGGTTCTTTAGATTCCCCTGCTGCTCAATGGGTTCTCCGTAACACAGTATATGAAGGTGACTTTGAGAACCTAGTAGCTAGGATGGATGAACAAAAAGAGTATAATCAGCAAGTAGCTAATTCAGGTATAGGTAACACTCTTGTTAATATGACTGCTGAAGCTGTCTTTGATCCACTTAATGCAATTCCTTTGGGTATAGCGTTTCAAACTGCTGGTAAGGGTGCTACATTCGCTGGTAGGGTGTTTAACTCACAACTAGCTGCTAAGTTAGGATGGTGGTCCGCTATGGCTGGTGTTGGTGGCTCCTTTGGAGCTGCTAGTGAGGGACTCAGACAGTACACAACTGGAACTGAAATGAATATCAGGGATGCCTTTATTGGAGGTGCTCTGATGATATCTGCTTTTCATGGCCTTGGGGCACTTAGTGGTAAATCAGCACAGTGGCTTAGAGACTCTGCTACTAGGGCTGAGTTGATTGAAACTGGCACACGTATAGGTAAAGACCTAGGACAAGTTAAGGGTATGTCTGGTAGCCCTGTCGTTGGTAAGGTTATTAATAATCTTAATAAGAAAACCATAGCTAGATGGGAAGCTATCAAGAAGATTAAACCTAAGATGACCCTTCAAGAGTGGACAGAAGCTTCTGATTCTGAACTTGTAAAGAAGTTTGGGAGACTCTTTTATCCTGATGAGATAGGAAGACCTACTGCTGGTTATAAGATATCCGAGAAAGATGGTGTTATTGGAACTAAACGTGGTGACACTGGTGAGGTAAAGGTTGATCTTGATGATGGTACAACTTATTCTCAAGGGACTGTTGAAGGTGACACTAGAGCAGCTTCTAAACTCCCTGCCGATGAAATGGTTAATGTTCATCGAGATGCTGATACTATCTTTGATACTAGACAGCGTTTAATAGGTGAGGTTAACTACTATAGAGAACAGTTTGCTCGTGCTGTTAAAAGGTCTATGTCCAAACTTGGGATGAACTTTAATGATACTGTTACAGCTATCTACCATGCAGGACAGAGTGGAACTATTAGTAAGCTACCTGAGCCTCTTCAAGAAGCTGCTTATATGTGGAAGGAATCAATGGAGTGGATTGAAGAGATGCTCAAAGATTCCTCAAAGATAGCTGGTAAAGAGAATCTTCCTAATATTCTTTCTGAAAGAGCTGGTAGGAATATCCCTGAGGATGGTTTCTATGTCCCTGTTAGAAGTGATGGCGAGAAGGTAGAGAACCTAGTTAACACCATTGGGAAGGAAAGGACTAGAGCTATTGAAGACCTTCAGGAGGAAATGGCTAATAACCTGTGGGAAGGTGTTATCTCTAATGAGGATAAGTTCAAACAGTTCAAAGATATTATTGATACTGCTTGGATGGAACATGCAGCTAAAGACCCTAACTATAAGACTCCTATTGATGTCCTTCAAAAGAAATGGAAGGATACTGAAGCTAAATGGAAAGCTGTAGATAAAGAGCTGACTAACTTACGTAGACAGGATCAAGACTTAACTAGACAGATTGGGGATGCTAAGACAGTCACTAAAGACGGCACAGTTAGCGATCCTAAAGAACCTACACAGAATATTGTCACATCAGGTATCACAGGCCAGAATCAGTATTCGGAGATGATATCCAGTAAGCACAAGCTAGTGTCTACTAAGACTATGAAGGATACTCTTGATGAGATGCTTAAGAGTGGTGCCTTAGGTGAACGTCACACTGCTGTAGCTGAGATGCTTAAGAGGATTATTGATCCTGCTATGGTTATCCATACCTATGATCGTCCTTTTAAGATTACACCGGGAGGTGGAGTAGTAGGCGGTTTCTATCATCCAGTTACTAATGATATCCATATGCCTCCTGGGGATAATTATCAGACCATGCTCCATGAGATGTTCCATGCGGTAACAGCTAGGCGTCTTATCTTGGTTAACCAAGGTAAAGGGACTAGGCTGCAAACTGAAGCTAAATGGGAACTTGAACACATCTTATATGAAGCTAAAACAGCTTTCTTTAATGAGTTTCCTAATGCTGGTTATCAACACTGGTCAATTAGTATTGATGAACTCCTGTCTGAAGGTTTCGTTAATCCTCAATTGGTTGAATTCCTTAAGAAGACCAAATCAGTTAGAGGTAAGGAAACTTTTAGAACACGCATTATCCGTAGTTTAGCAAAGCTCTTTGGTATTGGTAAAGATGAAGCTACTATGCTTGATGACTTCTTTGCTTCAACTGAGAAGCTTCTCAAAGGTAGATCAGACATTAAGTATACCGGAAGGGTCCGTAGTGAGATTGGTCCTAAGATTCCCACTAAACATCCTGTTGATAAAGACTTTCAATCGGATGCTGTAATTAAGGGTCTGGATGAGTTTGATGGTCTGTCTAAAGATGATATAGCTAAACTTAGGAAGGAACGTGCAGCTATACGTAGAAAGATATCTACTAGACAGAAGAACCTTGATAAGTATCAAAAGGAATTAGATACTATTGGTGCTTATGAGGATATTCCCAATAAGGTTTACTCTGAGGAACTAACAGATAGGGCTTACAAGAGTGCTTATGGATACCTTAATCGTCGTCTTGATGATAGGAACTTTTGGGATTCTAATGGTGGTTTTGATGAAATGAGTCCGTATGAACAGAGGATACCTTGGGATGTGTACTACAAAGGAAAAGATAGTAACTTCTCTGTGTCTGATATTCTTGATACAAAGATGATGGATATCTATGATGGATATATGAATAGAACCCTTGGTGATCTTTCTGTGTTGAATACTACAGGATCAACTGATGGGTTCAATTATCTCAAAGGTATCTACGATGAAGCTGCTAGGACTATCCCTGAAAGTAATAAGAATAGGGAACGCGAGCTGAGAGCTATGAAGATGATGGTATATCAAGCTTACGGTCTCCCGGTAACAGGTGTATCTAAGTCAGGAGCTAGGGCTACTAAGAGTTTTGTAGAGGGTATGCTAGATACAGCTACAAACATGGGGTTGTTCACTAAGAATGCTGCTTTTGGTATTATGAACTACTTTGAGACCGCTGCTGGTATCAGAGCTTATGGTACATCATTCTTCTTCAAGAATATACCTGCTGTTGGTAAACTGTTAAAGAGACTTGAAAGAGGTAAGGCATCTGCTGATGACCTTAGGCTACTTGAGAACATGACATTCCATAAGGACATTGGGGAAACCTTATTCTGGCCTAGAGAAATGGAAAAGAACCTTGAAAAGTACAACAATAAGTTTATTGCCTCTCTTGTAACAGGTTCAAAGATGTTGGCTAATAATTCCCCTTTGACTCAGTTTATGTACCACTCTCAGAACACTATTGTATCTACAGCTAGACAGGAACTGTTAGCTGAGATGACTAGATTTGTTCACGGTGGTGATCTTAACCCTAGAGGATTCTTTACTCCTAAACATTTGAAAAGACTTGGGCTTACTGAGAAAGACCTAGAACATACCTTTGAAGCTCTTAAGAAGATGACCTTTATGGATAAGAATGGTAGTCCTCGTATATCAGAAGATTACTTTGATCATATGACTCCTAAGTTTCAGCACCAACTTGGTATTATAGGAGAGTATGTTGCTAATGAGGTTATCCAACGAGAGACCCCAGGTTCTATGTTCTTATGGAAGGGTGGTAGTCATAATGCAGCTTTGACACTACTCTTGCAGTTCAAGTCATTTGCTCTAAAGTCTATCAATAAAAGATTGATTAAGGCTGGTAATCGTTACGCTTACGAAGGGGATAAAGATTTTGTGTATGAATACTTTATTGACTCAGCTTTACAATCCTTACAGACATTAGGTCTAGTTGCTCTGAGAGCTAATGCTATTAGTGATCCTGAGAAGAAAAAGAAATATATTCAACGTCAGTATGGTGTTGATGAGTTTTCATGGAAAGATATGCAAGACCCAGACTTCTTGTATCATGCAGCTATAAAAGGTATGTATGATAGGAACTCTAGACTTGCTGGCTTATCACTTGTTACAGGTGCCTTAGGGTTAACTAGTGATGCAGCTAAGACAACTATCTCTACAGAACGAGCCATGCGTCAGAATGCCTCTGATGTAACAAGGGCTGGTAAAATAGGTAATAAGGTTGCTGGTTATATCCCTGCTGTGGGTTATATTCAGGATACCTTTGATCTAGGTGCCTCAGCTTATAACCTAGCTGGTTCGGCTGTTGGTGCTAAGAATCTTACTCCTAAAGAAAAGGAGAGACAGGCTGGTATCCTTTGGGACTCCATTAAGAATACTATTATGCCTAATGATCCGATGTTTATAGCCCACCTTATTAACTTTGCTAAGGAGCATCATAAGGAGGCATTGAGAGATTAACTAACAGTAAACATGGTGGGTAGTAACTCTGCCCACCTTCTATACAAAAACTTTGCTAAATGGAGAACATATGACAACTTTTACGTCTTTTGTTTATTATACTGGTGATGGCTCCACCACTGAGTACCAGATCATCTTTGATTACCTGTCGAAAGACTTTGTGTATATCTATGTTGATGGTGTACTTCAGGTAAGAGATACTGACTATGTATTCTCAGGTGAGCGAGTCATTAACTTTCTTAGTGTTCCTACAACTGGAGCACTCATTCTTATTAAGCGTATCACTGATCCTAGTCGTCTTGTTGAGTTTAGAGATGCTTCTATTCTTACTGCTAATGATTTGGACATCTCCGCTCTTCAGTCTATCCATATCTCTGAAGAGGCTAACGATACTGTTAATAACTCTATTGTTCCTAATGAGTCGGATGACTTGGATGCCCAGGATAGAAGGATTGTTAATGTAGCCGATCCTGTTGACCCTGGAGATGCTGTTAATAAAGACTACATTGATACATTTGGGAACACCATCTATCTTGATGCGTTGGCTCAAGGTGATAGAGCTGAGGCTGAAGCTGATGCCGCTGAGATTAGTGCTGCTGCTGCTCTGGCTTCCCAGAACGTAGCTACTACTAAAGCTAGTGATGCTTCTAATAGTGCTGATTTGGCTGAAGCATGGGCTGAGAACCCTGAAGATAGTGCTGTTGAAACTGGTAAGTACAGTGCCCTCCATCATGCTGCTAAAGCTGAAGATAGTGCTACCGCTGCTCTTGCTCAGAAGAACCTTTGTGACGCTGTTGCTGCACAGGTAGTCATTGATGGGCAGACTTCAGCTACTAACGCTAGTAATGCTGCTGCGAGTGCCACTAGTTCCCAGAATTGGGCTGCTAACGCTAGTGCTAGTGCAACCGCAGCGGCTGCCTCTGAGACTGCTGCTGCTGGCTATGCCTCTCAGGTAAGCACACAGGTTGCTAATGCTGAGGAGGCTGCTGATGAAGCTATTGTAGCTGCTGCTACCGCTACCACGAAAGCTAGTGATGCCTCCAATAGTGCTTCATTGGCTACCACTAAGGCACAGGTAGCTATTGATAATGCTACTCTTGCTACAACCAAAGCTACTGAGGCTGAGGCTAGTGCTCTTGCTGCTTCTAACAGTGCAGCTAGTTCACTTAGTAACGCTAGTGCCGCTGCTGGTAGTGCTACGAGTGCTGCTACGAGTGCCTCTACTGCTTCCACTAAGGCTTCTGAGGCTTCCTCTAGTGCCTCTACTGCTAGTTCCGCTAAGACTGACGCTATTAACGCTAGAGATGCTGCTCAGGCGGCTCAAGCTGAGTGTGAAGATATTGAAGCTGGATTGCAGACAGCATCCACTCATAGCCATTCTAATAAGGACTTTCTGGATGAGTTGAACAGTAAGACAATTGCTGGTTATAACGTCATCCGCTCACAGAATCTTCCCAATGTTGGTGATTACCAGCAGGGCACATTCTGTATTGTCGATGCCTATGAGCCAAAGAAGGTGTACCTCAACATTGGCCTTTGGTGGATTGAGATTCCTCAGACTGACAGTATGTACGGCAAGATTACGAAGTATGATGATGTTCAACTGCTCTGGCGATATGAAGATGGTGGACAGCGTAGTGCTGTTGGTCCTGATCCTAGTTGGTCCTATAGTGACAGGATGTATGCGGAAGATGGGAGCTATGTTGGTTACAATGAACCTGTTGATCTGAATGATGATGGTCAGCTTTGGTGGAGTGGGCCTAGCTATACCAACTTACTGACGTATAGTGAAGAGTTTGATAATGCGGCGTGGACGAAAAGTTTGTCGTCAGTTATTGCAAATGTGGACGAAGAAACATATTTATTACTACCAAATACTACAAGCTCATCTGCACATATGATTTACTCAGGGAAGATACTAGGCGCTGGAGTACATACATTAAGTATAGAAGCAAAATCATTTGGCGTAGATCAGCTTTCCTTAAGAGCGCATGGAGCTGGAGCTTCTTATGTTGGTACCGTATTTAATCTTACAGACCACTCTCTTGAATACCAATCACTTGCTTCTTCCGTGGTTACAATAGAATATATTGGAGATGGATATTATAGATACAGTATGTCGTTTACCACTACAAGTAGTGACTCAGTATATCTATATATCTATGCTGGAGACTATCGTGTTCCCTTTGTTGGCGATGGCGTCTCAGGCATCTACATCTGGGGAGCACAACTCACTAAGACAGATCGCCCTGTACCCTACGTCAAGACCGAAGCTACTACCGTCACTGTTAACGAACTAACAGACTATGTTCCTGCTATCCACGGCGATAAGGGTGTGTGGTGTGGGCCGAGTTATAATAATTTGCTGCCTGTTGGAGAGGATGATCTTCGCAATTGGACTAAGAATAATGTAGCCCATGATGTTACATTTGATACGGTATTATTTAATGTTACTGGTGGTAGTCTATATACATGTCTGAATGGTTTAGTTATTGGTACGACATACACACTTAGTGCTAATATTGAGACTCTAATAGGTAATGGATCGAGACTTATAGTTTCAGCCCCATCTATATCAACAGAAACAGTAGTAGACGGCCTCGCTTCAGTGACATTTGTAGCCACTGTTGCTGACCCCTATATCTACATCGGTTCTGGAAGCCAAACTGAGTTGGGTGAGAAGCTGCGGGTCACACAGATTCAGATCACTGCCACCCCTGCTCCCATGCCCTACGTCCTCCCAGGAACCACCGTAGCCTCCGCTGCTGGTACATCTGGTGACAATGGCATCAACTTCAATATGGCAGAAGAGCCTGATGGTGTGGAGTTGGTGTATAATGGTGGGTTTGATACGAATGTGGATGGGTGGAATATTCTCGCTGGTGTTCCGTCTATTGTCAACTCACGCCTCCGCTTAACAACAGACAACAACTCTTATGCAGGTGTTGTCCAGGATATTTCAACGATAGTTGGGACTAAGTATAAATTCAAAGCTGTAAACGTCAGCTACAACACTAGTTACTGTAAACTGCGCGCTGGAACAACTAGTGGTGGCAGTCAACTTGGTGAGGTCGGTAATATAGGAGTTAGTGGTCAGCTTGAGCTTGATTTTGTTGCGACTAGTACAGTGACTTATATAACACTCCTTAGTGGTGGGTTAAATACAGAATATAACGAATTCGACAACATCTCCGTCCAACGCCTCACCTCCCCTTTGATGAAGTGTTTTGAGAAGAGTGAAGCTGATGGGGTTGAGTTGGTTACGAATGGGACGTTTGATAGTGATGTGAGTGGATGGGATATTAACTCTATTACATGGGGAGACGGAAGGGCCGTAATTACAAATGCTCCAGGCTCTACAGATGTACTTCGCCAATATGTAGATACTGAAATAGGAAAGACTTATCGAGTCACTGTTAACTTCCACGTTTCCAGTGCGGCTCCTTGCGGGTTGGGATTGTATATTGTCGGTATAAATAGTGCAACATACTCGTATGGTGGGGGGCAAGAGATTGTATTTGTGGCTACTGATACTAGTCATCGTGTATGTCTACGCACATACAATACGGTCACAGGGTGGGTTGACAACATCTCCGTCCAGAAGCTCAAACCTGCTACATGCACGGTGGCTGCTGAAGTGACGATGGGTGTGGGGAGTGGGGATCTCCCAGTTAATACATGGTATAACTTCTTGACGTGTAAAAACGCAAGTGGTGGTACATCTGATTTTGGATTTGGCCGAGGGAGTACAGGTAGTAATGTCTACACCACTTCTTACGACGGTACTACTGTTAGTAGTTTAGGTGGTGCCCCTTGGCTGCGTAACGAGCAACAGTTGAAGATCGTCCAGACAAACGCAGACGGCACACAATTCAGAGTTGGGTATAAGCGTATTGATATTGATGAAGCTATCTGGTGGAGTTCTTGGACTTCCTTCGACGGCTCCTTCAGCCCACGCACGGCACTCCGTCTAGCCTACGGCAACACTCTTCCAATCTGGTTCCGCCGCGTCATGGTAAGTAACAAAGGTGGTATGTCTGATGCTCAAATCGAAACCCGTATGGCTGTATAATTAGTAATAACAACACTTTAAGCTTATAAGGTAGGAATATCTATATGCCTTTCGTTAATCGTGGTGATAGATTTGTAGCCTACTATGGGGTGCCTTCGGGTACCCCTAGTGGTTACCTTAATGGTATCCATTGGGAAAACTCAGTGGATTGTGGTGTATTCAAGAAAGATGGTAACGATTATATCTTGAGGTGTATTCACTTCTACAAGGATGAATTTCCTGACTCTAGAGGTGTCCATAGTGAATCATTTGACTACTCCATTCCTGCCGTTGACGATCTGACGGTTGACCCTGTAGTCCAGATGCTCATTGCGGACGCCCCAGTGGCCCTCCTGCGAGATGCTGTGGAGGCTTCTCAGACACTCCATCCAGTTTCTAAGGAGTTGATACTCATGGACCTCGATAGTGGCCTTAGCGGGGCGCTGGTGGTCGAAACTAGAGCCGCCCTGCTGGACCCAAAGTTCCTGGGGTTTACCTTTAGTGATGTCCTTGCGGTGCTCCCTGTGGAGAGCTACACGGTTCCTACTGGTGAGACAATGAACAGTATTGATTATGAGACAGGGGAAGAGACTACTGTAGATGTTTATGAGTTTACTATAAGGAGCTGTACTCTGGATAAAGTTAATTAGTTATATTACCTATTACCTCTAGGAGGTACATATTATTATGGGATTTAATAATCTCACTAACCATACTTTCAGAATACACGGAGCACTAAGTTGGCCTATAACTGCTTTAACCCCTTAGAAAACCCAGGAGTACCAGCTATGATCGAACTAGACTTCAAAAATGAAATAGTCAAGTCAGTTCCTCCTGTTGTAGTCTCAGGTGTAACATTGTTTGGAATTGAACTTAATGATTGGGTTATTCTTCTTACTATCTTGTATATCTTTATTCAGTGTGTATCCTTAGTGTTTAGAATCCATAGAGATCAATGTATCTTTAAGATTCGCATTAGACGCCTCTGTGGTAAAGACAATATGAGAGCTGGTGATAAGAAGATGCCTATAGGACATAGGATACATAAGATCACAGACAAGGATATTGATCTTCCTGATGATGAATGTATCTTAGATAAGGAATAATGACTATGACTAAAGATACTAATACCTCTAATAGTGCCCTTGAAGAGCTTCTTGTTCAGATTCACTGTGAGACTGCTGAGGCTATGCTTGATGATCTCAAAGACCCTGATAAGCGTACACCTCAGCTCTATGGACAGATTCTTAAGCTTCTCAAGGATAACGGTATTGATATGCTTTATATTAAATCTCAGGGCCAGAAGAGTGCAGTTGGTGAACTCATGGCTGCTGTAGAAGAACAGATGGAACTTCAATAATATTTATGAGTGAATTAATCCTTTCTGATAAAGAACAGGGTTTCCTCAATAAGGCTAAGGAGTCCTTCATAGTCTTTCTGTATATCGTATGGAAAGCTATTGGACTCCCTAAGCCTACTCCTATTCAGGAGGACATGGCTAGTACCATTCAAGATTTACCCTCTAGGAGATTTATTATCCAGGGATTTCGAGGTGTAGCCAAGTCATTTATCACATGTGCGTTTGCTGTGTGGTTACTGTGGAGGAATCCTAATATTAAGATTATGATTGTCTCTGCGTCTAAGGAGAGAGCAGACGCTAATGCCTCCTTCATTAAGAAGATCATTAATGAACTACCCTTCCTTAACCATTTGGCTGCTCGTAAGGGACAGAGGGATACCGCTAATATCTTTGATGTTGGTCCTAGTAAACCTGACCATTCCCCTAGTGTGAAGTCAGTTGGTATCACAGGACAGTTAACTGGTAGTCGTGCTGACTTCATTATTGCTGATGACGTAGAGGTTCCTAATAACTCTTTTACCCAGGTTATGCGAGAGAGACTAGCAGAGCTTGTCAAAGAGTTTGACGCTATTATCAAGCCTGGAGGTACCATCCTTTACTTGGGTACACCTCAGTCTGAGAATACTCTTTATAATGAACTTCTTGATAGAGGTTATACTACTCGCATCTGGCCTGCTAGGTACCCTAAAGACATAGCTCATAGGAATACCTATGGAGACAAACTAGCTCCTTATATAGCTGATGTCTTTGATACCGATCCTGATAAGTATGCGTGGAAGCCAACTGACCCTCTTAGGTTCGATGAACAAGACCTAGAGGAACGATTGTTATCCTATAAGATGGCTGGCTTCATGCTTCAGTATATGCTTGATACTTCTATGAGTGATGCTGATAGGTATCCTCTTAAGTTGAGAGACTTGATTGTAGGTAGCTTCCCTAAGGAGTCAGCTCCTATGGACATAGTGTGGTTACCTAATCATAATAATAAAATAGAAGATTTACCTATGGTAGGTCTTAGAGGTGACTCTTATCATCAGTACCATACTGTCTCTAATGAGGTCCAGAAGTATACCTATAGGATACTTTCTGTTGACCCGTCAGGTCGAGGTAAGGATGAGACAGGATTCTCAGTTGTTTATTATCTTAATGGTTTTATCTATCTACATAGAGTAAGTGGTATCAAGAGTGGTTACTCTGATGAGACACTCAATACGTTAGCACAGACAGCAAAGCTATGGAATGTCCATGAGGTTGTCTGTGAAGGTAACTTTGGTGATGGTATGTTCCTTAAGCTTCTTGAACCTGTTCTCAATAAGGTTCACAAATGTGGTCTCACAGAGGTACGCTCTAAGGGACAGAAGGAACTAAGGATCATTGATACTCTTGAACCTGTTATTACTAATCATAGAATGATCATTACCCCTGAGTGCATTAGGGATGACTATGAGACTGCTCATAAGGCTAAAGAACCTAAGTATTCTTGTTTATATCAAATGACAAGGATCACTCAAGATAGGGGAGCTTTGTTAGCTGATGATAGACTTGATAGTGTAGCCATTGGTGTAGGTCACTTAGTAGACCTGATGAACATTGATGTCACTAAGGGGATTGAGAGTGTTACTGAGGATTGGTTAGAGCAAGCTATGGATTCTCTTATGGGAGCTACAACTGCTAACATAGGTGGAGTAACTTATACTGAGTTTGACGATAACGCTCCTCATTGGTCTATTAAGAGATCAGCTACCGAGACCTTGGACGAGATACGTAGAAAAGCTAGAGATGGAACTGTTAAACGGTAACTTTGTTATTTATCATTATTAATGTTTTAACCCTAAGACTCCCAAAGGGAAAGGAGATAGTATTATGTCTATTAAGGATATTGATTTTAAGAAGTATAAGCCCTCTAAGAAGACTGTAGCTATTGTTGCTGCTGTTGTGGCTATTGTGTTTGGAACTCAGGCTGGAGTGGACTTCCAGAGTATTGTTGATAGTGCTAATAAGTTTGCTCCTATTATCAACACTATTATTGATGTATTTAGTGATCCTGTTACTAATGCTACTATCGGTGGGTAACTAATAAGTATAGAGAACTGTTATATAAACCTTAGGTATACCTGATGATTCCTTATAAGTGAAGGAAATAGATGTATGTATGTATATGTAGTCATTGGGTATACTTGAGGTGGTCATTAGGTGGTCATAATGGGCGATAGGTGTACATAAGGTTCTCAAAATTGGAGAAAAATGGGAGAGGTCACCTAAGGTATGAGCGATCCTGGCGTTCCCCCGTGGCCCCTCCTGATGACCTACCCTGATGAATACCCTTAATGATTCCAGCTATTTACCCTGCTGCTGCCCTATGGCGTGCTACAAGGGAGGCTAAATGTGCTCTAATCGTGCTACTAGATGGTCCTGTAGGTGTGCTAGGCGTGTTACGAATGGGGTGGAGCGTGTTACCCTCACTGTCCGCTTATCTGTTTGCTGTTCCTCTCAGCGAAACACTTAGGTCTCCAATAGGAACACTTAGGTCTCCAACAGGAACACTTAGGTCTCCAATAGGAACACTTAGGTCTCCAACAGGAACACTTAGGTCTCCAATAGGTGTCAAATAGTTGACGCGTCAGAATTTTGACAGTTTATCTGCTTATCTGTTTGACCACATTAAGGACACCTTTAGCATACCTCTAGGTCACCTCTAGCCCACCTCTAGGTCACCATTAGCATACCTCTAGGTCTCTCGCACTAGATGACCCATTTAGACCTACCTGATGAGCACCTGATGTTAATACCTGATGATATCCCTGATGTTATCCTGATTAGACCTACCTGATGATATCCCTGATGTTATAAAAATAATTGGGTATTTCCTATTGACATACCCTGAGATAACTCTTAGAAGCTTAATCACATTGACATTGACATTGACATTGACAACTAACCCTAACCCTTAAGGAGTACCTACCATGACTATGACCACCAATCACAAGAATCTGCCTTACGTCGCTTTTGTGTCCGCTTTTATCAATGAAGTAGACAACGTCACCAATATGGAAAGAACCAGAAACATGAATAGTATCCTTGAATATCTCAAGAAAGAGGGAGTTATCACCGATTATCGGCACGTTTGCGGATACTACAAGGGCAACCGTGAAGTGTCCTATATGATCACTTTTGAGTACCACAATACCATTAAGAAGATGATATCCCTTGGTTACCTGTTTGATCAAGAATGTATCCTTGTCAGGACATTTACACTTAACACTAACATGCCTCAGGTATACCTGATCGATACCCAGGATGGACCTTTCTACAAGGAGCGCACCTATTTGGGCACCAAATTCGTAAACTTAGGTAGTCAAGCTGAACTCATGGCTAGAAACATGATGCCCGAAGCTTGTACCATTATGGATAACAAAGTTTGGGTAGTTAGGTAGGTTGATAATTAAATGCTAACCAAGGGGAGAGGATTTGATTTCTCTCCCTCTATTAATAACCCTCTATTAACTATCCTATAAAGGAGCATCATCATGGCTACCAGTTTACAGAGTCTTTTTAACTTCACTATTGAACTCCCTAAACGTATGTATATTGTCCACCATAGTGATACTAATCAGGAAACCTTTATTAAAGCTTGTAGTGCCTATGAAGCAGTACGAAAGGTATTTCACCTTAAATATTATGAATTGTCTCCAGCTTATATTGATGATTGTGATTGGTACGTCTTTGAAACCATTAAAGGGACAGTTAGTGCGAAGTTATATGAAAGAGAAGTATGCACATCTTTCACCTTTAAGGTGTACCTTGGGAATCTTCCGGTTTACACTAAGGTTTACAGGACTAAAGCGAGTACACCTAATGGCCTTAAACGTAGTGAATCCTTGTTCAGAAACAAGATTAAACATGAATTAGGTCTTATGGGTATTGACTTCACAAGTATTATCACAACTAAGAACTGTGTAATTATAAGGGGATAACTACTATGAATACGAAGTACAAAATTAAACCTAGGGTTAATCTTAGAGGTACTGATCTTAAAGGTACTGATCTTAGAGGGGCTAAACTTAAAGGTGCTGATCTTAGAGAGACTGACCTTAGAAGCGCTAATCTTAATAATGCTGATCTTAGAGGTACTGATCTTTTTGGTGCTAAACTTGACTTCTCCTGTCTCCCTTTGTGGTGC